CCCTGGTATCGAACAGTAAATAAGGATAAGCAAACCTTTTTACAGCATTATAAGGGTAAGGATCACCAGGAAGCAGTAAAGGATTTATTGTTACCTGCAGTATATCATGTAGGGGAGATTATCCATTCAGAGGATAAGCCTCCACAGGTCCGGCTACAGGCAGCACAAATAATTATCAATAAGTGTATATCTGATAAAATTGATATTGTCCAACAAAAACAGGTAGTTGACATTAATAAGCTGATAGATCAAGCAATGGTATTGTCTCAGCTATCCAGGCAGGATACCACAAGAGACATAACACCTATAGATAATAACGATAAGGATATTAAGTAGTTATGATACATAGTAACATAATGGACATGGTACATAATAACTATTATCAGTACCATTGGCTATACTCTGCCGTCACCACCCCCTCCCCCCTCTCATTGAAATTGACTCCTAACCTCCTCCACAACATAGGGGGTAGGCTATTACATCTTAGTATAGTTATAGTGTCGTTTTTGTCACCTAAAGGTGGTTCTTTAAGAAAAATGGCTCCTAAAGTGGGTATACTTCGGGGTGCTCGTAAGTCACCGGTGACAGATATGTCACTACTTGGAGTGTAACATGTCGAATATATTAAACATTAAAACACGGATTAGACGAAAGAAAGTATCAAATAAGAAGGGTACATTCCAAGTTCGTGATCTCAGAGAACAAGACTGGTTCATCGTTGACAACGAGTTTATAAAAGGTAAGTGGTTACGTCTTTTAAAGGGGTGTCCATCTGCTGTTTATTTTGCTTTATGTAGGCATGCCGATAAGGGGCAGGTGGCATTTCCATCAGTACCGTATTTGATGGACGAGACAGGGTATGGGAAACGTCATGTAACCCGTGCATTAAAAGTGCTTGAATTTCACCGGTTCATTTCTATCAACCGTGCATTAGGAACTCACAATATCTATTCTTTGCTTAATAAGAAACATTGGAGAAAGGCTATTGTCGTTAAACAGTATCTTCTCACCGATAAAAAAATGACCCCTACAGACCAGGCAGTACAGATGATGAAGGATGAACCTGATTGTGAGGCTTATCTAGATGGGGTATTGCCTTAATGTTCAACTCCGCTCCACAAAGGAGTAACTTGGAAACCACGATGATGACGAAGATGATCCCTCTGACAAGCATAGACCTCAAGGTTCTTCTTGCGGTTGTCCTGACAGTCTTTATTTATGTGGTGGACTATATGTCCTTCTTCTGGTCGGTAGTCAAAGTATTGTCGAATAATTTCTCTTGCCATGCGGGAATGGTAGTTCGATGGGTTGTATGCTTCTCCAAGGGAGTGAAGATGCTCACGGTAGCAAGCGTCAGAACAGTAAGAGTTCTTGGTCTTTCTTGCCATGCCCCTTCTTCTAAAAACAGTAATACCGCACACCGGACAGGTTCTTTCTATGCGTTGTTTCTTGGAAGTATCTACACCAGCCTTTTTGAGTATCTTAAATATTGCCTGTCGTGTGCAACCGAAGTCTTTTGCAATGCTCTCCATACGGTCAAGAGATTGGTATCTGGTAATGGCTTCTTGTATTTGTACTTGGGTAAGGCGTTTACGTTTCATATATCCTCCTTAGTTATTAATAAAGTGTACCATAATGTTTACATAATGTCAATAGGAGTTTTATGATCTGCGACTCATGCATTAATGTCATTATCCGTACCTTCCAGAATGGGGGGCAAGACCCCTATACGGTCAGGGTGTGTTCCCTTGATGGGCTGACAGTGACGTATCAGTTGAGGGAATGCAGTAGGAAGGAAGGAAAAAAGGTGGAAGAACCGGCAGGCTATTACAAAGAGATACTAATAGCTGAACAGAACGCTAAAGATGCTATGCTTCCCCCCTTGCCCGAAGTTGCCAAGAAACGTGGTAACCCTAATTGGAGAAAGCGTGGAACATAAGCACGAATGGATTGTCACCTTTAAAGACGGTAGGGCGTATATCAAGTGTACCATATGCGGAGCCATGAAATTACATACGTTGGAGGAAGGGGATGCCCTGCGGAAAACGAAAACCAAAACCGAAAGGTAAATGAGTGGACAACACAGCACAACAGATACGGGACAACCTGCCTGAGATAATTGAGCAGATTAAGGCAGAGAATGAAGCTAACCGTATCTATTTCTATGCCGAGTCCCTTGAATTGCCGTGGGATGAAAAGACACAGTTACCTATAGGTAAAGAAGGTCGTCCCTGGAAGCTGATGATAGGGGATGAGGAAATTGTCTTTCCTTATGCTCACCTTCGACAGCGGCAGATGACGTACCCCTGGGAAAACCCTGAGATATTTTGGAGGTTCTTGAATGCCATATTCTACTGCGCCTTTGCTGGGAACCAGTTCGGGAAGTCAGTATGGGAAACCGCATGGGTTATTATGGAGTGCCTTGGGATACATCCCCTGCAAAAGCTCACCTGGAAACGGGCTATTGAAATGTGTGGAAAGTCAGAAAGCGACCTTCCGGCAGGGGCGAAGCTCAACAAAACAATCCGTCCCAAACCTCCGCTTAGTTGGTGGGTAGTCTCTCCTGACCTGCCGTCAGAGTCCAATGTAAAGACGGAGGACGATACCGCCTTGGTCCAGACGTTTACCGAATGGACACCTAAGGACACCTACAACTTTCAGAGAAAAGCAAAAATTATGACTATCGGTGATTCCTCCGTGAAGTGGTTCGGACACGACCAGGAAGCCCGTAAACTGAAAGGCGCAAGGGTGGACGGTATAGCATGGGACGAAGAACCCCCCAAGTCGTTCTGGAACGAAGGCAGACCCCGTATCATCAAAAAGAAAGGCATCTTCCTCTTAGGCATGACCTCCGACTACGGTTCATGGACAGGAGAGATAAGACGGCAGAAGAAAGACCCGTCCTATTTCATCGGTGAGTTTGATTCCCTTGAGAACCCCTTTATGCCAGAGGAACAGAGAAAGAAAGTCCTTGGTTCCATGAACGAGCAGGAACTCTACATGCGTAGGTTCGGTAAAGACATCTCCTTCAAGGGCAGGGTGTTTGAACCCTTCTCCTATGACATCCATGTAAAGAAACCTTACGAAGTATCGAATGGTAATGTTACTGCCGTCATCGTTGACTGGCATCCTGTCAAGCCCATTGTCGTTTCTTATATTCAGGTGAACCCTAACAATGTCTGGTACACATGGGCGGAGAACGTCATAGAAGACCACATAGTCGGTACGGTAGCTCAAGCGATACGGGCAACCCTTACAAAGCCAGGGTTTACCGTCCGTGTCAAGAAGTGGATTATCGACAAGATAGCACAGGTAGAGCAGATACAGGAAGGCGGGAACGTCCCGAAGTCCATCATACAGATGTTCCGTGGGTTCGGTATCTACTTTGAGATAGGTAATCCTTCTTTCGATTCTGCCCATACGTTCCTCTGTGACAAGATGAAGCACCGGGAATGGTATGTTGACCCTTCCTGTTCACTCCACATAGAGCAGTTCGACACATGGGGGGCGAAACGGTATCAGAAGGGGAACCTTGAAGGTACGCTCCGTGACCAATTAGAAGTGGAAGGGAATGATACCTGTATTAACCACGTTTATGCGTACAACGCAAATCTTAAATACCTAGACGCTCTATGGGAAGAACAGGCAGATGCAGCTTACACACATCCACGGGCGAGCAGAAGTTCAAGACTCTACGGGAGAGCAGGTATATGACCGACAAACAGGCAGTTGCTATGGTTCAGGAACGATGGAACGTGGCAGACAGGGGGAGAGAGCAGTACGCAGAACAGGCGATAGAGAACGAGAAGTTGTATCGCGCCTATATTGACGAGACTTCTCATCCATATTTGTCAAATATTTGCCTTCCGTGGCCTTACATTATCGTGGAATCCTACCTCGGTAAGTGTATTCAGATGCTTGCCTCCATGCTTCCCTATGTCAGAGTGGTGGAAGAAGACGATGCGAGCCGTCAGAAAGCCAAGATTGTCGAGAAAGATGCGAATATGTGCCTGTATCTGCAAAAGTGGCCTATCCTTGCATACAAGCTCTACAAGCAGGCGTTCAAATATCCTTGCGGTTGGTTGGAAATTGACCCTTGGGGAACGGTAAATGGCAGAGAAATGCCTATTTTCAAGGTGCGGAACTGGTTTAACACATGGGTAAACCCGACAATCACCGAAATGGATGACCCCGATGCTTTTATTATCGCCATAGATTACGTTCCGGCATGGATATTAAAAGGATATGCCAACAATCCCAATTATAAGAACATAAACAAAATCCGTATCCATGAAGGGGAAATCTATACCAACGAAGAACAGACTGTCCGTTCATTTAAAACCATACCGAGCAGGGAAAACGACAAATATTCTGAGTTGGTCAAAGTAACCCGCTATTGGTCGTACCGTGATTTTATCGTTATGACAGGGGAAGGCAACATTATCCGTAATGATGGTGAAAATTTCCTCGGTTCTCTGCCGTTCAAGGCTATCACCCCTATTCCTTTAGATGACGAGTTCTACGGTATGTCCATTTTAGAGGAAGGCAAGGGGCTTTTCGATGAAATAAATGAGAACGAGAACCAGTTTAACGATGCTGTCAACCTTATGCTGAATCCTCAGTGGATTGTCAGCCGAGGGGCAGATGTCAAGAAGTCAACCATTATAGCCAAGTCAGGAGGTATTCTGTTCACGGACGATGTGAACGGTGTAACTCCTATGAAGGTGGATTGGAACATTCTTACGGCAGCATTACAGCGTAAATCTCGTATAGAGATGGATATTCAGAACTATTCCAATGCTTTTCCTCAAATGCGCGGTCAATCTGTAGCGGGTGGAAGCGATACCGCAACAGAATATGTCGGGATGAAACAGGCAGGGGAATTAAGGGCAGACACATACAACCTTCTCCTTTCCATGATGTCAGTGGAGGATATGGTCAGGGATATTGTCAAGTACAAGAAAATGTTTATGACCGACCCCAACGGGTTCTACTACTGGCCTGAAAGTCAGTCTATAACGGCAACGCCTGAAGACTACGAAGGAAATTTCACCTTCAAGGCTGTATCTCAGTACAAGATGTCCAAAGAGATAGAACGGAAGCAGTTAATCGAGGCTATGACGCTGGTATTTGGCAATCAGGCATTTCTGCCGTTTGTCGTACCACGGGCAGACCAATGGTTAGGAAGGCTCCTTGACTACTTTGGCATCCGTGATACCGAGCAGTTATTCGCCAGCCCCGAAGAACAGCAGATGCAGCAGTTGATGATGATGCTGACAGGCGGTATGCAGGGTGGAGGTCAGCAGCCAGCGTTGGGTGAGCGTGAAATGCGTATGCCTGAAGGAAGCCCGAATCCTGCCCTGATGGGTGAAATAGGGGGTATGTTGGGCTAATGCCACGAAAGAAAGTCATAAAGACAGATGATGAATCAATCCGTGAAGTACGGAACATAGCGGAGGAATGGCGCAGTTGGGCTATTCTTGCTAATTCTGCTTCCGGCAAATTCTTCCTATCATGGCTTGATGTGGCGATAGACGAAACTCTGGACAATGAAGATAAGGCAGACATTTACAAAATGGATCCGCAGGCAAGAGAATATTTCTTTGCAAGCGTCCGTAGCAAGAGGCAGACGTTGAAGGCTATTAAGAACAAACTTGTTACGGCAGAAACAGAACGGCAAAGGTGGGCGCAAGAATTAAACAAACTTGTTCCCGAAAATACATAATAATACGAGGTGATTTATGGCAGATAGCTCTACAATGACATCTTCAGATGTTCTGAAGGAAATCGAGGAGCAAACGAGTCAGTTGGTAGATGGTGGTGAGCAGGAAGAAATACAGGAAGAAATTCTTGCTCCCGTGGAGGAAGAGAGTCAGGAAACGGCAAGTGAAGAAACTCAGGAAACTTCCGAGCAGACAGAAGCGAAAGAAGAAACGAAAGAGGCTTCAGAAACCGAAGAACAGACCGAACCTCCTTTGAGGATCAAGTACAAGGGGAAAGAGATTGATGTCCCTGCCGAGAAAATCAGGGAATACGTTCAGAAAGGGTATCGTGTCGAGGAAAAACTTCGTGAACTCAAGGAAAAGGAAGCCGAACTTACCTCTAAGGGGCAAGTTGGAGAAGTAGATTTTTCTAAGATTGACGAGGACTTTGTGGCAGAATTGCAGAAAAGTCCAGTAAGGACTTTGATGCAGTTTACCAAGACTATCCTTGAAACTACCGAAAAAGAACGCCTGCAACAGAGAAAATTTGACCGTACTTTTGAACGTGAAATATCTGCGTCCTTGCCCCATTGGGAGGCGATAAAGGACGGATACCACGAATATAAAGATGAAGGATACGATCATAAAACATCGGTTGCTATGGCTGAACGTGATTTCTTTGCCAACCTGTATCTTGAATCCAAACAGAAGGGCATAGACGAAGGAGTAAAAAAACAGACGTTGAAGCAGAAAGCGCAGATACCGTCTGGCAATAAAAAAGGTTCTACTCCTACCGAAATGCCTTCTATGAAAGACATCAAGAACATGACAAGCGACCAGATGGCACAAGCCCTTGGTCTGAAATTTACCAAGAACGCTGGATGGTAGCTGTCTTTAATAGGAGAGATTTACAATGGCAACAATGACCTCAGCAAATACCAAACTTGCATATCTCATTCCCGTTTACTACGAGAAGACTATGCTTGAGAGGATGAAACCTCAACTTATGTTCCATCAGTTCGGCGAGAAGAAAGAACTCCCGAAAAATGAAGGCCAGAGCGTTTATTGGCACAGATGGACTCCACTATCTTACGGCAGGCTTATTACTGAGTCTGCTGCCGGCGCGGGCAGAGGAATCTCTGCTGTCCGTGTGAGTGCATCCCTTTACATGATTGGCGACCATGCTGTTATATCAACCTACGTTGACATGGTTTCTATCAACAGCGTAGTGCAGGGCGCAATAGACTTGTTTGCTGATGCTTCCGCACTCAGCCTTGATTTTATGACCTCCAGACTTTTGCTCTGGAAACGGGCGAGCGCATCTGCACAGTTCCAGTGTTCGGCAGGGACGGGTTATCTCGGTGACGACCCTATGTGCCTTTCCGCTGGCAGATTCTTTAGGACTCTTTCCTCAACCTCCTTGCAGGCTCCCGCATGGTCTATCAATGATCTATCAACCAGAAGCCATGCCATCTCCGCACTCGCTGGCGGTACTTGCGGTACTGCATGGACACCAGATATCTTCAGGACAATCGCCCTGAAATTGAAGGTTCGCCACGCAAAACGGTTTGCTGACGGGTACTACAAATGTATCATGCATCCCGATATGGTGAACCAGTTAAGGGGTACGTCTGCATTCCGTGACTACACGAAGTATGTAGAGTCTGGAATGGCATCGTTTGAAAAAGGTACAGGTCGTCAGGGTCAGCCTGAACGTGGGTTTGAGGGTGTGATTGAGGGATTCAAAATTTATTCCTCGACTGAAGCCCCCTTGTTCTCCACTTCTGGTTTGTTCGGCGGTACTGTCAATGGTAACAGGGCTGCATTGTCAGCCTACGGTAACGGCAGACTATACTTCAACTTCTTCTTCGGACAGGGCGCATACGGTGTAACGGATTTCGATGGAGGCATCCGTACCTTCATCAAGACACCTGGCCCGAATACGACTTCAGACCCGTTGAGCTTAATTTCAACTGTCGGTTATAGAATCATCTACACGGCAAAAGTGCTGAACAATAGTGCTTGCCTGTGGGTGGTCAACGGCAGACCTTCTACGGTTGGTAAGTAGTTAAACTAAGGGGTGGGGCAACTCACCCCTTCTTAAAACACTATGGGCGTACAAGATATAACACTAAAAGAATGGTTCGATATTAAAAAGGCGAGAGATAGGGATATTGCTGAATGGATAAATGGCGTTCAGATAGCTAAATGCCCTGAATGTGGACAGGCATACTCCTATGGGTATGAGCCTGTTGTTGATGACCCTGGGGCTTGCCAACATTGCCGTGGGGCAGAGGGAGAGATAAAACAAATTGGCTGACGATGTTTTTTTCGCTTCCGATGCTACTCTATTGAATAATTTGATGGAGAACAACCTCATGGGCCAGATGGAACAAACCATCAGTAATGTACGATGGCTGTACCATCAGAGCATGGTGTGGGCAAAAAATACCTATATGGGACTGTCTATACTGAAATGTCCTATGGATATGTGGCAAATGCAGGAGATAATTAATGAGTATAAACCTGATTTTATTGTCGAAACGGGCACGTGGTATGGTGCATCAGCGTTATTCTATGCCCATATTTTTGACAATATCGGGAAAGGGCAGGTAATAACCGTAGACAATGAACCGAAGGACGTTCCGCAACATCCGAGAATTCATTACATAGTCAAACATTGTCTTCATCCTGACGTATTATCGGAGATAAAAGAGAGGGTGAACGGCAGCACGGTCATGGTCAACCTTGATTCAGACCACAGGAAAGACCATGTGTTGAAAGAAATGTCATTGTATGCGCCATTGGTAACAAACGGTATGCATTTTATCATTGACGATACCATATTGAATCACCCTTCTCAGATGAAAGATAAGAATGGAAACCTTATCGCTCCTGGCCCATACGAAGCTGTGGAAGAATTTATGAAAGATAACAATGAATTTG